TTCTTTTTAGGTGCGGCTTTCTTTTTTCTCTGAATAAGTTTTTCAACCAATCTACCGTCTTTCATTTCTTTAGACCAAATATTTCCTTCTTTATCTTCGTATGTTTCCATTTTACTCACCTTATGTTTATGCTACATCATACCATACTACGGTCAATGTAATTATTTCTGTATTTTTCTTTCTTGTGGTATCACAAGAAATTATTACATCATCGTTGGCTATTGCAGCCCTAAATGCTGTTTGCACTTCTGCTGCTGTACCTGTAAATGCATTAACCTTTAATTTGGTTTTGTCTGAGATTACTGTACCACCATTGTTAGCCATACTTAATCACCTCATGCGTCATGTGCGTAGATGCCGGATTGTAAGTCTGCACCTTTCAATGTAACTGCTGATGATGTGTAGTTAGGCATAATAGTAACGGTTTCTGTTGCAGAGGTACTAGCAGCAGCACTTATTATAAGTGTTGTAGGAGTTGGTTTATCTACAACATATGTACCTGCTGTTACACCGGTTGAATTAATAATATCTCCAATCTTTACTTTATCCCAGTTTGCTGCATCAACAGTCATAGTAGTGCCACCGTTTGTTGAACCAGTAAATGTTCTTGTATTCCCTTGTTGACCTAGAGCAACGAAGTTTAATGTCATAGTGTTTGTATCTCTACCACTAACATTTGCTTCGGGCGCTTCAAATCTAAGATGATATAATTCAATCTCAAAGTAATCTGCACCTGCTTCATCTGTAAACTTTAATTTTAGTGCAGGTAAAGAAGTTGTACTGCTGTATTCTTCACCGTTTGCTGCTATTAGATTATCATATGTTGGCTCGTCTGTACCAGTAGCAGCCGAGTAAACAACTTGGTTAAACTCGATAGTACCTGTTATTTCTCTTCTCTGAGCCGCAGGTATTGATGTGTATGTAGAGTTACCAATAGCGTATGCATTGTCTGTATCTCTATTCATAGATATATCTAATGAAAAGGATTTTACTTTACCAGTAGCAACTTCTGAATCAACAGCAGTACCGTCATTGAAAGTTACTGTACCATCTGCAAAGTGTAATGCGTCTAATGCGTCACCGGAAAATGATATAGCAGATGTAGCAAGCAAAGAGCCAGTACCGGATTCTGCTTTACCAACAAACCCAACACTAGCCATTGTGTATTCTCCTACGTTAGCAGAAAGAGATAGAGTATCAATAGCCATACCTGTGTATGTGTGTTGTTTTTCTTCTCTTCCTACTGTAATTTTGTAAGAAGGGTACGTGTGTTCTGCAAGTGTAGGCTCTAACATAACGTGTGTGTATGGGTCTGAACCAGTAGGAGTGAGTTGGTGAGGCCAACATCCGTATAGGATTTTTCCGAAGAAATCATCACATTGAATGGCTAAGTCCATTCCACCTTCTGAATATGACGTACCGACAACAGACTTTGTAGCCATGTGGTGTGTCATATCGTTTCTTGTAAGCAAGTCAAACTTGTGCTGCAAACTTTCGCTGTCTACTTCACCGTATGTTGTAGTAGTACCTGCCGAGCCGTAGCCATTTTCTATTTGAAGTCCAATATATCTATTCAAAAACTCAACCATATTATACCCTCTATGTAAACATAGTTAGACTAAGAGTGTCTTAAAATAATTGTCATCTATGACGCATATCTATTTTACGCATATAAGTCAATCCTAGCCTATGTGTGCATACTGTTTCATCGGGGTCAACCTTTGTATCTAACAAACAAGTATAGTTAGTAATACTATCCGTACTGCCTAACAAACCTGTTTTTGTGTATAATTCATCGAATACTTCACCTATAATATTAAGACAGGAACGGTATGCATTTTCGTAGTTAGTACCCTTAGTAGTAACAAAAATTAAAACCTCATAGATTTGTGTAACTCTAGACCCACCTAAAGCATCAAACTCCGGTGAGTTTAGTCTTTCTATCATAACATGTATAACAGGAGGTCTTAGTCTACTAAGCATATCAGAAGATATATCGTAACCATAGACTATAGAAGAGTTAGGTACTTGAGTTTTAAGATACATTTTTGTACTATCTCTTAAAACCTGCACTACTGATAAACCCATGCGACTCAAAGCATCTTGAGCAAAATCACTCGACATTAATTCTTCGGGATTAAAAGCACCAAACTTAGAAAAATATACAGTACCCCATTGTATTTCACCGCTACTGTTACCCCACTTAGCAGTAGCACTAGAGCCAGTAGCACCAGTTACAGAATAAAAAATATTTTCTGCGTTGTCATCCTCTATATTTTCGTTTATGTATAGTTTAGCATTACCGCTAGAATCTAAAGTAAGTCTTAGTATAGTAGGTACTGCATTAATCTCAGTTGCGGTCAAATCTAAATCAGTAATGGTAGTTGTTGTAGCACCTACTAATTTTAGAGATGTAGTAGTCCCAGTTGATTTTACCTGTACTTTTTTAGTCCCGTTGTCAAGTTCTAAAATAACAGCATCGTTGCTAGGCGCAGTATTATAAATTAAAGATGAAAGTAATGTGTAACCTGTTGTTGTAGGTGTAATAGTATAGTAACCACCACTAGAAGGTATAACCCAGTAATTGTTTACTTCTGAACCTGCACTACCAGTCCATGCATCGTTAAAATTATCATCTACAACTGTTGGGTCACTACCAGTCATTCTAGCCGACCAGTATTGTGTTTTAGTAGCGATACTCATACATTCACCTCATCAAAAACTTGTTTTAGTATCTCCGGTATTTTTTCCATTTTTTCAATAATATTTTCTTCTGCTGTGTCCATCCAACCCGCACCGCCTTTACCACCTACCGGCTTCCATTCTATACTTACATAACCTATTGGTAACGCGATTAATCTACCTGTGCTAGTACCTACACCCTTTCTACTGGATTGTATTTTAGCACTTGCTTTTACTCTAGTTAATTTTGTTAAGGGTGTCGCCCTATCTTTACCGTAAGCAGCCAACGCTGAAATGTTTGCTGCTTTATCGCCTCTACTTTTACCTCTGATACCACCAAAGTTTTGACCGCTTTCGCTTCGTGAACCAAACCTTAATTGACCGCCTTTTTCACCTATATTTATATCTACATCTATTGAATCTGCTACTCTAGCAACCATGCTTTTTTGGTCTGTAATACTTCTAGTTAATCTAGCCTTAGTATTTCTTACTTCTCCTTCACCAATTTTTTTAAGTTGTTTGAATAACTCACGTTCTGCATCTTCACCAAATCTTTCCATATAGTTTCTAACATCTAAGGTTAGGTTACTTGTTTTGAAATCCATAATTACATCACCTCAAGAAAAACTACCGAGATGAGCAACCCTTTTGAGATTTTCACTACCTCTTTCTCTGAGCATTGTACCTCTCAAAGACCCTTCCGGCCCACTTGTTTGAAAAGTGGCTTCATCTTCCATATAATAGGATGCTGCTAGGTCTGCACATATCTCTCTAAGAACGTGTGCAAACTCTCCCGCTTGTACTATGACACCAGTTGCGTGTGCAACAGAAATGCCTGTAACTCCTGTCAAATCATTACTAGACTTACCAGTCCAAGATATTGTATCACCGTCAATATTACCGCTACCGGAAGTAGCAAAAGCAGTTGCACTTGTTAGTGTTATAGTAGTATCTCCTACTGATACAGCACCGTTGGCAGTAGTTTGTGTAACACTAGGATTTGCTCTGCCGTAATCGTTGTAAACCTGCTCTATTTCTATTGAAGCCCTGCGTATAGCAGATATAAGCAAACTGCCCGCCTGTTGCCTTTGTGCAGAGTTTAACCCTAATCTTCCGCCAACATCACTTGTAGAACAATAATATACCATTTAATCCAATCACTCCTATAATTAATATCTGCGTAACCCAATGCATACGCCTATTATTATTGTGATATTCCTTAAGTGTCTTTTCAATATTGCTAACTTTTACGGCTGTACTACCGCTAGTTGCAGACAAATGACTTATCCATTGATTCCATCTTTCACGTTCACTAGTCATATAACTCACATCTGTGTTATACCCATAGCCCCCGCAACAATTGTTATCAATGCTAATACTACCTTTTGCATATTAGACATATAAGATGCTATTAGTCCGTTGGTTATTTCTAACTCGGTAGCAACTTTAGTTAATCCTGTTTTCATATCTATGTGAGATTGAACTAGTTGTTCAATCATTTTTTCATGTCTTTCCGAAGTAGATTCTAAGTTATCTATTCTTAAGGAAATCACGTCGTCTGACACTAAGCCTCACCCATGTGTGCTTCTAATCGAGCCACAAGGTCTGCTTTTTTGCCCTTAACTGAAAGACCTGCTTCTTTTAACATTTCTTTTAGTTCAGCAACATTGTGTGAATCGAGAGTTTTCTCGATTTTTTTGATTTCTTTTTCTGCTTCTTTTGCTTTTTCTTTTATGTCATCTACTGAATCAAGAATCTCATCTAAGGTTATTTTACCATCTGCATTCAATTCTTTGTATTTTTTCATACCCCATGCTGCTATACCTAATAAGGCAGCGACACCTAATAGAATAACTTCTATATCGTCAAAAAGTGACGATGAATCTAAAGGTATGCAATCTATTGTTTCATTTAGTGCATTTAAGCACGTTTCTGCTGTTGTATTATTACTCATTTTATTCACGCTCGTATATTACTTGTTTTACTGCTGAGAAAGGAATAACAGTAAATGCTCTATCGCTACCCTTTCGGTAAACCTTGAACCCATGAAGTGTTTCTTCAATGTTTACATTAGTATATGACTTTTCGGGTGCAATATAAACTATTTTACCAGTTCTTAAAACCCCCAAAAAATCACTCCCAACGTGGACCTTCCGCCCACCCTACTAGACTTGTCCTACTACCTTTGGTAATAGGTGCAACTCCGTGTTCAAAGTATGATAAGAAACATATTACTGTACCTTTCTTAGCAAGTGCTACTGGGTCGGGATTCTGAGTATGGCTAAATGTTAATTCGCCACCTTCATAATCTTCGGGGTCTGATAATTGTACAACAATACTTACCTTTCTATGCATTCCGTCTT